ACATTCAAAAAGAACAATTATCATATCTGTATGATGAGCTAAAAGATGGCACAATTATAAATAAACCAAAAGCTAATCAACAAGATCACTTAATGGATTCAATTCGCTATGCTGTATATTCAAGATGGAAAAATAGGAATGACTTTTTTGTTGTATAATAAAAGAATTTATTATTTTGTATTTTTACATAAAATTTTATATTAATGGCATCACTAATCGATAGAATCAGATCTATAATCTCAACAAAATCACAAAATACAAACGAACAATATAACAGAGCCATATATAATTGGTTAGGTAATACAATTGTTTGGAATACTGAAAATGATGAAACTTATATAAATGATGGTTACAGAAAAAATGCAACCATATACTCTATAATTAATTTAATAACTAAGGCAGCATCCACAATTCCTTATCATATTTACGAAAAGGTAAATGATAATAACTATAAAAGATATAAGGCAATGGCTAGTGGTATTGCTGATCCTAACGTAATGTATAAAGCTAATATGCTTAAAAAACACGCCTTAGTTGAGTTAGAGCATACTGAATTACACAAACTATTAGAACGACCAAACCCAGCTCAATCTTATGCTACATGGATAAGTGAGTTAATTGCTTTTGGTAAACTAACTGGTAACAGATACATTTATGGTATCGGTCCAGAAACTGGAGAGAATGTAAATAAATATACTGAGCTATATGTAATGCCATCACAAATCATAGAGATTAATTCTGGGGGTATAATGAAACCAATAGAATCTTACACTATTGAGTATAATGGCACTTATCATATACCAGCTGAGCAAATGTGCCACATAAAAGATTTTAACCCATACTATGATGGAACTGGATCTCATCTATATGGTCAATCACCATTAAAAGCAGGTTTAAGATCAATGACTACAAATAATGAGGCGACAGAAAGCGGAGTAAAGTTTTTACAAAACCAGACAGCTAGGGGTATATTAATGAGTGATGAGGGTGATTTAAACGAGGTACAAGCTCAACAACTTAAAGATAAATTTAGAAAAGATCATCAAGGGAGTAAAAAAGCTGGTGATATAATTATTACACCAAAGAAACTATCTTGGGTAAACTTTGGTTTAAATGCATCTGATATGAGCTTAATTGAGCAATACAATGCATCTATTAAAGATTTATGTAATATCTATAATGTGCCAGTAACATTATTAAACAATACCGAATCAAGTACATATAACAATGTTAAAGAAGCTAAAAAAGCATTATACCAAAATTGTGTTATACCAGAGCTTTTAAAAATTCAAGATGAGTTAAATAGATGGCTAGCGCCTATGTATGGCGATAAAATATGTATTGAATTTGATTTTAGTGTAATTCCAGAACTACAAGAGGAAACAGAAAAGATTGTTGATCAAATGTCAAAGGCATGGTGGCTAACTCCAAATGAAAAGAGAGCCGCAATGTCTTATGCACATGATGAGGATAATCCAATACTAGATGAATATTATATACCAGCTAATTTAATTCCAGCATCAGGAAGTGATATTGATTTTGCTGATCCACAACCATTAGCTGATGAGGATAGTAAAAAAAAAAATCCAATAAGTAATATTGAGGTCAAAGATAGCATTGAATTAAAAGCATCTTATAATGATTATCCACAAAGTGCTAGTAATAATGCTAAGCGAATGATTGATTGGCGTGAAAAATATGGCAGAGATGAGGTGAGAGGTGGCACATCAGTTGGCTGGCAAAGAGCATCGAGTTTGTCAAAAAGGGAAAGTTTATCTGAAAGTACTGTTGCTAGAATGGCACAATTTAATAGGCACAGAGAGAATGCAACTATTGATCCCAAATTTAAAGATACCCCCTGGAAAGATAATGGCTATGTAGCTTGGAATTTATGGGGTGGTACAAGTGGTGTTAACTGGGCAATTAAAAAAATAAAACAAATCAGAGATGAGTAATGTTAAATGGCGAGATGCATTTGAAAAGCAAAGGCAAATAACAGAAAAAAGAAATACATCAAGATTTACAAAATACTATCAAAGCCAATACAATAAAGGAGTTGATAATATTATAGCAACTGGATCAACTGACTACACATCATTATTTACAATAAGTTTTTTTAATAGATTATATCATGAGCTTTATGATGACACATCAATGCATTTTGCTAAATGGTATGCTAAAACTTTTGATAAATATTTAAAAAAAGGTGTTTCTAGTAAAGATTATATCACACAATGGCAATTAGCATTTGGTGTTTATGCTGATCGTGCCGCCGCTAGAAATGTAACTTTAGTTAGTGGAACTGCTAAAAAAACATTAATAAAAATTACACAAAGATTATTTAGAGATCCAGAGTTTGTAGCATTAGGAGCTGATGCAAAAGCGAGAATACTTAAAAGGCAATTTAAAAAATATTCAAGGTACCAAGCATTAAGATTAGTTAGAACTGAAACAACAAGAGCCGCAAATTATGGAGTTGAGCAAAGTGCCTTAAGTGTTTTTCCTGGTGAGAATCTAATTAAGGAATGGTCAACATCTATTGATGGCAGAGAGAGAGATTGGCACGCACAAGCTAATGGGCAAAAAGTGCCAAACAAAGATTCTTTTATTGTTGGTGGTGAAGCCATTATGCGACCTGGTGAGGGATCTGCTTTAAATGTTGTTAATTGTAGATGTTCTGCAATATATTATCCAGATCGTACAAATCAATATAATAACTCATCTAGTTTGTTAAATGTTATTGGTGCTGGCTTAGCTATTAATGAGTTAACAAAGGATTAAAAATTAATTTAGTAATTTTACAAAAAATATAATTATATGGAATTTATTTATAAAGCCGCACCACTTGGGGATGTTGTTTATGACATTGATGAGAAAAATAGCTTAGTAAAAGGTTATGGATCTTTTTTTGACAATAAAGACAGCGATCAAGATATTATTAGAAAAGGAGCATACCAAAAAACAATTCAAGAAAATGGATCTAGGGTTAAATATTTATATCAACATGATATGATGCAACCAATAGGTAAAATGACTGAACTATATGAAGATGACAAAGGATTGGTATTTGTTGCCGAAGTTCCTAAAACATCATTAGGAAAAGATGTAATTGAACTAATGAAAGCTGGTGTTATTACTGAAAATTCTGTTGGTATTATGCCAATAGTAAAAGAAAACAAAGGCGATTATAGAGAAATTAGAGAGGTAAAATTATATGAAATTAGTGCTGTAACTTTAGCGGCAAATGATCAAGCTAAGATATTAGATGTAAAAGGCATTTCTAATATTGATCAAGTTTACAAAAGATATGACAACATTTGTAAGCTACTTAGGAAAGGCGATATTTCAGACAATCTGGGATATGCTTTAGAATCAGAAATACTTAAACTCAAAACATATTTCATTAATGCTACTCAGCCAGTTGTAGAAACTACTGAGCCAGTTGAAAAAAGTCAAGAGGTTGATATTTACAAATACTTAATTAATAAACTTTAAAAAAATTCTACTAAAATGGATGAAAATGTAAAAAATCAGCTTGACCAATTAGGCAACATCATTGATGCTAAATTGGAAAAAGCTCATGGACAAGCAGTTGATTCAGCAACTGGTAAGGCAGATGAAGCTCTAAAAGGCGAGATCGCAAACCTAACACAAAAATTTACTGAGAGAATGGATGCTATTGAAGTATCTAGCAAAAAAAGATTTGAAGCATCTAAAAGAGAGGACAAATCATTTAGTGGCAACTTAATAAAAGCTATCAAAGAGGGTGCTTTAGATTCAATGAGAAATGGATCATCAAGATCATCTTCATTTGATATTAAAGCTGATATGACTGTTGCGGCTGACTTTACTGGTGATGTAATACCACCACAAAGAATACCAGGATATAAATTTGATCCTACAACTCCACAAAATTTAAGACAAATAATCCCAGTTGGTTCAACTAACTCTGATGTTGTTAAATATGTAAAATAAAGTTGATATGTAAATGGTGGTGCGGCAAAAGCTGAGGGTGCTACATTAGGGCAATCAGATTTTAACATGACTGCTGTTGATGCTAATGTTAGAAAAATTGGAACGTATTTAAGAATCTCTGATGAGATGCTAGCAGATACACCTCAAATATCTAGCTATTTATCAGCAAGAGTACCAGCTAAATTAATGGAAGTTGAAGATGACCAAATTTTAGGTGGTAATGGATCAGCTCCAAATTTAAATGGTTTCTATAACTCAGGAACTAACTTTGATGTATCAGCTAGTGGTAAATTTTACGAATCAGTAACTGCGGCTAATGAATTTGATGTACTTGTTGCGGCTATTAATCAACTTGAAATTAATAACTACAAAGCAGATTATATTTTACTTAA